TCATCTCTTTGTACGCTGTTACGTTTAAACATAACCATCGGTATTTGAATTCTACCTCTAGCATCTCTCAAATATCCTTGCTTTCTAGCACCTTCCCATCTTTCAGCATTTCCATATATCAATGGAACTTTTAATAAATTACCATTTTCTTCTAAATCAGGAATAATAACTTTAGACATATACTCTGAAATAGCCGTATCTACATCTATTATTTTTACACCTTTGATAAATTCTTTATCAATTGGACGATGTTTTGCTCTATTTGTTTCTCTTTTTTCCATTATATGATTCTCATTTCAGTTTGTATAGTACTTCTTCTAGTCATAAATGTAGAACAAATAATTGAAAATTTATTATCAACTTGTCCACCAATCAACTGGTCTTCTCTTATATTATCAATTTCAAAATAAGCGTTATTATGAAAAATAATATCACCAACTTCAGGATAAAATCCTTTATCTTCTAAAGTAAATCTATTAAAACGGAATTCAACCAATTGATTTTTATCCGCACCAAATCCTTCATATTCAGTTGTTGATGATTCTCTTTCAATTAATGCAGTACACTCTAATCCTTGATAATAAGTTTTATTTAATGATTCACCATATAGATTTGTTTTACTATCTTCTATAATGAGTTTATATAAAACTACACTTGTTTCAACAACAACATCAACCAGTTCTCTGGCTATGCTTTCAAAGAACTTTATATCTCTTGATAATGCAAATCTTGCCATAATATTAACCTATATAGATTGCTAAAGGTACTTTTCGTAACATTTCTTGATGAGCAGTAGCTTCTGTATTTCTATTTTCAAACTGCTTTGTTCTGCTCAATTCTTCCAATGTTTCTCTTAATTGAGTCATCAGAGCTTCCTTTTCAGTTGTTGCTTCTGCTCTCAATGCCGCGCCATCTAATTGAATTTCAGAACCAGGTATCGGTATTGTTGAATATTTTTCTCTTACGGCACCCAACATTTCTTTTACTAATGCAAGTGTATATTTTCTAATCCATTGTTTACCAACATCATTAATTCCACTGTACTCCATAAAATCATAAGGAATATCCGAATAATCGGAGATTACACTTGGTGTTACCGTTGTTGAGTTTGTTACAAATTCATCCTTTACAAAATAATCAAAATATAATTTTCCATAAAGATTGATATTTTGAGATGTTGGTCGTGGAAATACTTGAATTTTTCCATTTACAATATTGAAAGTAAATGCCGATTTTCTGAATTGGTCATTGAACTCAATTGCCTGAATTCTTAACATATCTTCAAACATTGGCATCAATATAAATTGTGCTGCCGGTGAATACGAACCAAATCCAAATTCATCAATTAAGTTTAATGTACCTTGTCCACTTACCGAATACGGGTCAAAGAATCTGTTGATTGCCGGTACTGGTTCATGAAATACTTTAACTACTTCAATACGTTTTCCGCTTTCGGAAACCGAAGCCCATAAAGTATCTAAATTATATTCCTGCTGACCAGGAACTAATTCAATATATCCCTTTTTAATATCGGTATTTCCACCAACTCCTGCTAATGTTCCATATGCATCGGAAATACCAATTAAAGTAGGTAAATTTGAACCCTGAATTAATTTGCTTGAAAGATTTGTACTTTTAGATTTTCCCCTTAAAGTATCCAAATTATTACGAATGTTGAATTGGTTTACTTGCGCACCATATTCCGATACGGCTTCTTCCAAACAAGCGTAGAAATTTTCATCTAAAAGTTCTATATTTTGAATAGGATATCCCAATCTTCTAGCACACCAAAGAGCAACTTTAGGTGCTTCCTCTTGGAACTCATAATCATTATCATATATTCCAAAAGGGGTTTGCCCTGGGAAAAACGAAGATGAACCAGGATATATTAATGTTTCTAATGCCATTATAAGTACTTATTTTAACGTTACCTATAAATATTAGAAATAGTAAGTTTAGTAATTTAAAGAGGATTAATTATCTAATTGTTTCCATTGTCCACCATTCCATCCGTAAAAATGAAAATCGCTAGTGTTAAAATAAAGTGCTCCAGATAAAGGTGAAGTTGGTGCAGTTGAATGATTTGGTAATATTATGGTTGAATTATTACCACTAATATTTAAAGAACCGGTTATGGTTTGATTTCCATTAAATTGATTTGAACCAGTTGTTGTAAATGAAGAAATATCTATTGAAACCCCAGATGTTCCTGATGTTCCGTCTCTACCACTAACTCCGGCTTGCGATATTATAATATGTGGTTGAGAAGTTTGGACATTAATATTTGTAACAGCATTTTCTACCGCTACATTGGTCTTTGGGACTTCAACTTGGACAGTTGTTATATCTTTTTTTATTTCTACGGACATTTGTTACTTAGTTACGTTTTTAGATAACTTAACCTTACCTTCTAATAAACGGGTAACTTCATTTCCTTTTACCATTTCCAAATCGTAAAGTGCTTCACTAAAATCTAAAAGTGATGAAGATGCTGCTGATATGTACACTGCTATTGAACCAGAAGATAATGGTGTTGTTCCATTAGACCCACTTAAATTAATACCAGTTCCATCTGCTTTTAGCGATGACGATAGGGAAAGTAATGGAGATGTTTCGTAAGAAGTTCTTAACTGCATTCTTCCTTGATAACCAGTTAAATTTACTGCAGAGCCACTTTCATCTGTCCAATTTATTTGAAAATTTGTGGTTGCTCCCTGCTCTATAATGAATGAATATTTACCTGCTGCCATATATTTAGTGTGTTTACCACTATAAATATAAAGTTTCTCTAAAGGGGTAAAATAAAAAAGGAGTGGGTTACACTCCTTTTTAGTTTTTTATATGAAATATAATACTATCCTATTTGTGTCAATGTTGCAATTACCGATGGAACTGCTGGTCTATCAGGTGTAGTTTGTGGACCAATTGCTACCAATTGACCGGTGGCTGCATTGCAACTCCATTTTAATTCAATATAATCATTTGCTTTAATTGGCATCATATAATTCCAAGCTGCAACACTTCTACCCAACTGTGCTGCGGATTTATTTACATCCAATTGTGTGTTTGAATTTACAACATTACTTCCAGTATATGCTAACCATATATCAAATGTAATATTTGTGTTTGCGGTATTTGATAATTGTGCCGAAAATTGTAAATTGTATATCCCAGTGTGTTCAACTTTAATTCTTGTACCATTTTCTATAACAATATGGTGTGTAAAATCCGTTGTGTTAAACTTCATTGAATAAGCAGTATTTGCAGACCCACTTTGTGTTGATGTATCACTAAACTGTCCCCAATTGAATAATCTATTTCCTGCTAAATAAAATTCAGAACCACTTGCTACATTTATATTACCATTAACATCCAAAGAGCCCGTAATGGTTTGATTACCCTTATAATCGGAAGAACCTGTATAAAATTGAGACCCAGTTACTATGAATAATGAGTTATGAAAATTAGAACTACCACTTACATCAATACTACCACTCATAACAGTGTTACCAATAATAGTATTAGTTCCCGTCATTAAAGTATTACCAACAATAGTATTACTACCACTTAACGTATGTGTACCTAAAAATGATGTAGAGCCAGTTACATTAAGAGAACCGGTTATTTGATGCCTATCATCTAAAGAATCCCCCAATAAAGTTGAACCGGAAGAAAAAAGTATTGATGATGAATATATAGTTACATAATATTCATTTGCCGTAAGTGTATTAAATGCTGCATTAATAGTGCCATCCGTTAAATCGGTATCTTTTGCATATCCTTGTGTGTATTTTAATGAACCCGAATCAACCACAGCATCAAGTGTAGTTTGGTCATCAATCATTACCGGTTTTGAACCCATATCTCTATATGCCGCGCTACCCACACCATATAAATTAGTATATGCTTGATTTTGAGGTGAGCGGTCCGATGCAGGATTTCCTTTTATCTGTCCCATTTCTTAATTTATTTATTATAAATATCACGTAATAAGCAAAAAAAGGGAGTGATTTCTCACCCCCTTTTTATTATGAATCGTAGTTAGATTCTATTAAGATTAGATATTAGCTAAATCTTTAACAAAAATCTTACCATAGAATTCTGGTCTTACCATCTTCTTAGCGTATCTAGTCATCACACCTCTTCTTGGAGTGAAGTTTTGTGGGTCATACACTAATGGAGTCATAATCAATGGTACATATGGAGCGTAAACAGCACCAGTCTCTAAGAAGTTATTACCTCTGAAACCTAATAAGATTTCGTTAGAAGTCATATAAGGATTCTTATAAACAGTGTATCTGTTGCTCATAGAACCGATTGCAGTTACACCAGCTGCAAATTGCATTGCATCTTTATCAGCGTTAACTGTGAATCCAGGAATTGATTCCAAGATAGTACATACATCAGGAGATGCAACTAAGAAGTTAGCACCACCTCTTAAAGTCAATTGGTGAATCTTATTAGATACCTTATTGATTTTAACACCTAAAGTTTGATACCAAGTGTTCTTAGTATAGTAAGTGTTAGCTCCAGAAGGTACTGAAGAACCCCATGCACCTTGTCCAGTTGCACCGTTGTTCAAGTATTCTTCACCGATTGTTGCTGAGTCTTAGCAACGATAGCCTCTGATTTTAATTCAAGATCGATTTCAGGAATATCCAATGCAGTAGTTGTGTTACCAGCGCTATTTGCAGTTGAATCTTCAAAATCACCTCTATCGTAAGCAACTGGTTGCTCAGAATAGATTACAGTTGATGTAGATGGGTTAGCACCTTTAGACATTGATACGAACAATACTACGTTTGTACCAGATGAATAGTTGAATTGACCAAGAGTAGTATTCAAAGTACCGCTACCAACAGCGCCTACTTGGAATGAACGTACTGCGTTTACATCAGAAGTTGCAGGTAATTCGTTTGCACCACCTGCATAAGAAATAGTTAATTTAACGATATCACCTTTAGCTGCAGAAGCAGAAAGTGCACCATCAAATCCAACATCAGCCCAAGAAGCTGTTGCTGCAGATGTAGTTAATGAAGCTGCAGAAGCGTCATTTACTGAATATCCGTATTTACCTTCGCCGTAAAGACCGTTTACAGCTGAGTTAGTTCTACCGAAGTTAGCCGCAGAACCAGTTGTGTTAGTACCACCGAAAAGTGATTTACCAGCGAACTGTAAAGGACCACCTTGAGATGAACCATATTTGAAATCTAAGAAGAATACAAGACCAGAAGGTAAGTTCATTGGTTGTACGCTAACGAATTCTTTC